AGGTTATATGAGTAAAGAAGAGACAATAAGAGAGCTAAATAATGCTTGGCTTAATCTTAACATCGACGATAGATATGTTATTAACCCCCTTTCTCGTCTAAAAACTGATGATCCAGAAGAGTTTTATAAAAGATTAACGTGCCTATTTATAAATCCAGATTATTTTAGCTTCATTTGCAAGCACGTTTTAAATATAGAACTGCTGCCTATGCAGGCACTGATTCTAAATGAGATGTGGAATAGAAAATTTCCGATGCTTGTTGGAAGCAGAGGTCTGGGAAAAACATTCTTATTATCGTTATATTGCATATTAAGAGCTGTATTGATTCCTAATCGAAAGATAGTCGTCGTTGGTGCCGCATTCAGACAGTCAAAGTATTTGCATGATTATATGGAGAATATATGGAAAAACTCTCCAATATTGAGGGATATGTGTGACAGCAATAGCGGCCCTAGACGCGATGTTGATATGTGTAGAATGACTATTAATGGTAGCACGATTTCTGCCTTGCCCATCGGTGATGGTCAGAAAATCCGAGGACAGCGAGCAAACGATATTATTGCCGACGAGTTTGCGAGTATGTCCCGAGAGATTTTTGAGAACGTTATTGCAGGTTTCGCAGCGGTATCAGCGTCTCCTGTTGAAAATGTAAAAAGACTAGCGATGGAAGACAAAGCAAAGGAAATGGGTATTGACACCTCTATACTTTACAACAAGAAAAAAGAAATAGATCAATCTAAAACCAATCAAATCATATTGTCTGGTACTGCCTACTATGATTTTAATCACTTTGCAGAATATTGGAAGAGATGGAAAACTATTATTGAAACAAGGGGGGATATTAAGTCTATATCTAACAATGTTTTTAATGGAGAAGATGTGCCGATATCTTTTAGATGGGATGACTATTCTATCATAAGAATACCAGTTGATTTAGTTCCTAGAGGATTTATGGATGAAGGTCAAATTGCTAGATCAAAAGCCACTATACATAATGGTATCTATTTGATGGAATTTGGTGCAGTCTTTACAAAAGACAGCCAAGGCTTCTTTAAGAGAAGCTTGATAGAGTCTTGCGTTGGAACTGATATCAAGCCAATAAAAATACAAAGTGGGGAAGTGTATTTTGATCCTCTATTAAAAGGACGTAAGAATGACAAATATATTATGGCTATTGACCCGGCCTCTGAAGTGGATAATTTTAGTATTATCATTTTAGAGATTCATGCAGATCATAGAAGAGTAGTTCATTGCTGGACTACAACAAGAAAGGCGCATACTGAAAGAGTTAAAAAGGGACTTACTAAGGAAAACAATTTTTATAGCTATTGTGCTAGGAAAATTAGGGAGCTTATGAATTTATTTCCCATAGTTCACATAGCAATGGACGCTCAAGGCGGTGGATATTCTGTCGCTGAAGCACTTCATGACGTTAATCAAATAAAGGATGGCGAGATAGCAATTTGGCCCATCATTGACGAGAATAAACCACAACCTTCTGATGATGAACAAGGCCTGCACATTTTAGAGATGTGTCAGTTTGCTAAATATGATTGGTATTCTGATGCTAACCATGGACTTAGAAAAGATCTAGAAGACAAGATCTTGTTATTTCCTAGATTTGATCCAGTGACTATTGGGCTGTCTATAGAAGAGGACAAAGTAAATAATCGTATATATGATACGCTAGAAGACTGTGTAATGGAAATAGAAGAATTAAAAAATGAGTTATCATTGATTGAGGTTACTGAAAGCGTAAATGGGCGTATGCGATGGGATACTCCAGAGGTGAAAGCGGGAGTCGGTAAAAAGAAAAGGATGAGAAAAGACCGTTACTCGTCTTTACTAATGGCAAATATGGCAGCAAGAAATATAAATTTTAATGAGAAACAACTGACATACAATGCATATGGTGGATTTGCTAAATATGATAACAGTGACAGTAAAGCAAAAGCAACCTTTACCGGACCAAACTGGTTTACCGTACATATGAATAATTTGTATTAGTTTTTTATCTGTCTGGAGTATAATAGATTAGTCAGATCGTTATTCTATTCTATACAGATTGCTAGAGGATTAATATGAGTCCAGAAAACAAAACCAATAAAGAAGTAAAAACGCCTTATATTTATTGGACTTCCGCAGAAGATCAACAGGCGGCGTTTGATAAAACATCTGGTAACGTAGATAGCTACGATGGCGTTATGAGTTCTAGTGCAAGTCGCAGATCTTATATTGATATTGAACCTAATATTTCAGTACGAACTGACTTTCTAAAAGACGATTATTATCGTTTTCGCCCCTTTGAAGAACCGGCCAATAACTTCAAGCAGGCCATGTCCATGTGCATGAAAGCATATGACAGGGTTGGCATAGTTAAAAATGTTATAGATCTTATGGGCGACTTTGCTTCTCAAGGCATTACTTTAAACCATCCAAACAAGCAAGTGGAAAAGTTTTACCGCAAATGGTGGAACAAGATTAATGGCGATGAAAGATCAGAGAGATTTTTAAATATGTTATATCGCTGTGGCAATGTTGTCGTGCATAAAAGATATGGCAAAATAAACAAAAAGCAACAGCGTAATATGACTAAGGGACAAGAAGAGTTAGTTCAGTATAAAGAACAAAACACAATTAAGAGAATAATTCCATTAAGATATGACCTTCTTAATCCTTTACAGATAGAGGTAGAGGGTGGATACGCCGGTGCTTTTAGCGGCGAGAAGGTTTATAAGATGAAGATAACCAATTCAGTTAGAAAGTCTTTTGAAAAAAATGGCAAATATGTTGATAAGCTGCCAAACCCATTAAAACAAGCAATTAAAGATCAAAAAAATTATATCACTTTTGATGCGGATGCAATAAACGTTTTTTACTACAAAAAAGATGATTGGGAATTATGGGCTAATCCAATGGTTAATGCAATCATTGACGATATTATGATGCTTGAGAAAATGAAGCTTGCAGACATGTCTGCCTTGGATGGTGCTATTTCCAATATCAGACTTTGGAGGTTGGGAAATCTTGAACATAAAATTTTACCAAACAAGGGTGCTATTGATAAATTAAGAAATATTTTAGCTAGCAATGTAGGCGGTGGAACTATGGATTTAGTTTGGGGTCCAGAAATAGACTTCAAGGAAAGCAACACTCAGATATATAAGTTTTTGGGTTCAGAGAAATATCAGCCGGTACTTAATAGTATTTACGCAGGATTGGGTATTCCTCCGACACTTACTGGATTGGCTGGGCAGTCTGGAGGATTTACTAATAACTTCATATCTTTAAAGACATTAATAGAAAGACTAGAGTATGGAAGAGATCTGCTTCGAAAGTTCTGGGAAGCAGAAATAGAACATATTCAAAAGGCTATGGGATTTAAATCTCCAGCCACAATGCATTTTGAGCATATGATATTATCAGATGAAGCCGCAGAAAAGAATTTGTTAATTCAGCTCGCAGATAGAAATATTATATCTGTGGAAACATTGAGAGATAGGTTTGGTGAACTTCATGATATCGAAGATTCACGGATTAAGACTGAAGGTAGAAAGAGAAATAAAAGACAAATGCCTCCAAAAGCAGATCCATATCATAATGCAAATGTTGATTCTGAGTATAGAAAGATTGCCCTACAAAAAGGGGAGATTGGTATTGACGACGTAACTGTATTAAAGCCAAGACCGGTAGAAACACAAGAGGTTCAACCAAATAATCAGCAGGAAAAAAAGCCCGCAAATGAAAATGGTAGACCTCAATTTTCAAATGATACTAAGCCAAGGAAACAAAAGGAAGTGAAGCCAAGAAGCAAACCAGGACAAGCCACATTGTTAGTATGGAGTAATGAGGCACAAAAGTCAATAGCCAATATTATTAATCCAGCACTACTTAACTTTTACCAGAAAAAAAATCTCAGAGAATTAACAAAAGTCGAGCTTATGGATTTGGAAGATATCAAGTTTAAAGTTCTTTGTAATTTAAAACCACGCGAAGAGATTACTCAAGAAAAAGTGGCATCAATCATGGAAAAAAATCCAAGATTAACAGCCCGTCAACAACGTCTAAAAGAACAAATAAAAGCCGAGTTTATAGACAATAACAATAGAATGCCAACGGTAGATGAATTGCGTCAAATATATAATCTGGTTTATTCTTTTGATTTTGCAGAAGAAAAATAACTTAAATAAAATTTTTTGGCGTATTTAAAATTAGAAAGGCCTTCTTATGCAAACATATAAATATGAAATATCTGATGGTATTGCACATGCAGTAGAGAATAACAACTCTATTGCTTTTAGTTGCGATATATTACAGCAGAGAAAATTTAATCCAAACGAAGAAGAAATAAAGCGTTCTTTCGCATTTTTAGGCGAAGAACAGGAAAAGCAAAAAGATCTTTATTATCTTAATTCAATTTTAGTTTCAGCCGGATGGAATAAAAACGACGATGTATTTCCTGTTGATCAATTATGGGAAGCAAGAAATACACCAGTAAATAAACAATTCAATTACATGCATGATGATACAGATATCATTGGTCATATTACTGGCTCAATGATTGTAGATCATAACGGTAATAGAGTTCAAAAAGCATCGTCTGAGACAGAATTACCAGAAAAAATTGACATTATAACCAGTGCTGTCATTTATAAAACCTGGTCAGATCCAGGTATGAGAAAGAGAATTGAAGAGCTTACTCAAGAAATAGATGAAGGCAAATGGTCTGTTTCAATGGAATGTATTTTTAGTAATTTTGATTACGCAATTGTTGGTCCAGACCAATCACAAAAAGTTTTGTCTAGAACAGAAGAATCTTCTTTCTTAACAAAACATCTCAGAGCCTACGGCGGCACTGGAGAATATAATGGTTACAAGATAGGAAGACTTTTAAAAGGCTTTTATTTCTCTGGAAAAGGTTTAGTATCAAAACCAGCCAATCCAAGGAGTATAATTCTTAGCAAAGAAGTCGATCCTTTTAATAGTAAGGCTAATACTATAACGTTTAATAACTTTTTAACTGCTATGGAGAATCATAACATGAGTGATAATACCAAGCAGATTGAAGATTTACAGGCTGAATTAGAGTCAGTTAAGGCTGAATTTGAGACTGAAAAATCTGCAATCGAAACTCAAAACGCTGATAAGTTGGCAGAAATTACTTCCGCTAACGAATCCGCTCTCGCTGAAAAGGATCAGCTTATTGCATCTCTTGAAGCCAAGGTACAAGAATTGGAAGATTCTATTGCCGGTATGAATGGCGACAAGGAAAAGATGATGAAAGAAGCTGAAGCCTTTAAAAAGGGGATGGATGAAAAAGAAGAAGAACTCAAAAAAATGAAAGAGCAATACGCTGCTATGATGAAAGAAATGAAGGGCATGAAGCGTATGGCATCTCTCGTTGAGGCCGGTGCTAATGAAGAAACAGCAACTAAACTAGTGGAAGATTTCGCTGAAGCCAGTGATGAAATGTTCCAATCAGTCGTTGCTCTTTTAGCTGATAAAACACCAGCACCAAAACCGGAACCAAAACCGGAACCGGCATCACAGCCGGAACCTGCTCCTGTTGATTTTGGATCAGAGGATGCAGAAGATGATGACGATGAAGCTGATGCTTCTGAGTTAGATGATGTAGATGAAGTAGCTGAAGCTACTTTGGCTAATCCACAGTCAGATCAAGAAAACCAAAATCTAGCAATTGCTTCTGCGGCTTCTTGGTTGCGTCAATCTGTTTTAAAATCAACTAAAAACTTAACTAAGTAAATAGGAGTATTAATATGGCTCTTAAAGGTGATCGTAACGAATTAGATACTGAAGTAACATACTTCATGAATGAAACTGCAAGCAGAGGCGTCATTGTTGCTGTAAGCACACAAGGTTCTGGTGCCGCTATGGACAGTGCCTCCGCTCTTGCAACAGTGGCTGCTGATCCTTCAGGTAAGGCTCCACTTGGTGTTCTCCTAAATGATGTTGTCAACATTGACCAAACTCGTCAGCACCTTAACTGGCACAAAGACGAAGTTCAGCAGGGTGGTAAAGTTACCATTCTAACAAAGGGTTTTATTGTTACTGATCAAATCAGTGGCTCACCCTCTGCTGGTGATGTTGCATATCTTGGTGCTAGTGGCCTAATTTCAGGCACACAGGCAACTGGTGCTCCAGCTGTTGGTCGCTTCCTTTCAACAAAGGACGCTGATGGTTACGCTAAAGTTTCTGTTAACCTTCCATAAGTTTAAAGAATAGGAGAATACAAATATGTCATTTTTAACTAAACCAGATGCTGAATTTATTCAGCTTCTACAGCGTACAGCCAGTGAAAACCGCGACGAAGCAGGTCTTGCAATGGCTGAACTTGCTAAAGCAATTGAACTGCCCTTACGTGAGGGTATCATGGTTGGCGATATTGCCAGCAATATCTATGAGAGAATCGCCATGCCAGCCGGTAGCTCAACAGAGTTCCCACTTGACTTGATCTCTCCAGGTGAAGAAGCAGACTTCGTAGCTTACGTTGCTCCTGCTCATGGTCGTGTACCAGAAAGAACAGTTGAGGGCGACTATGTACAGGTTCCAACCTACACTGTTGCTAACTCAATTGACTGGCTTCTTCGTTATGCTCGTGAAGCTCGTTGGGACGTTGTTGCCCGTGCGACTCAAGTCCTTGAGGCTGGCTTTGTCAAGAAGATGAACGATGATGCTTGGCACACAATTCTTGCTGCTGGTGTAGACCGTAACATTCTTGTTTATGATGCTGACGCTGCCGCTGGTCAATTCACCAAGCGTCTTGTGAGTCTCATGAAGGTTGTTATGCGTCGTAATGCTGGTGGTAATAGTGCCTCAGTTAAGCGTGGTCAACTCACAGATCTCTATCTATCACCAGAAGGTGTTGAAGATATGAGAAACTGGGGTATCGACCAGCTAGATGAAACCAGCCGTAGAGAA